GGGTAGATCCATTAACAGCATTTAATGATATAGATTGGTATTCTCCAGAACTATACATGCTTAGATTTAATGGAAATCTTAATGTATCTCAAAAGGGTAAGATAGAATACACGGCTACCAGCCTAGACACATCTAATAACAGCATAGTAACCTTTAATGATGCTAGCAAGCCCTATCTTTTTGTTAATGATGATATCATTTATGAGCCTTCTAATATTCCAAATAATAATTATGAAAATCCAGAGTCTATAAAAATTTATGCAGAAGTTACTACTGAAAATGCATATACAGACAATCCAATAATTAATAATTTATATGCCTCCTCATTTAATTCAAATGAAGTTATTTCATCCCTATCCAACTTTGTGTTGACTCCAAATGTGGACATGAGTTCTAATTATATAGATAGCCCATATATTATAAAAAGTAGAGAGACAAACGTGCTAGCACACGACTCAAATATAGGGGTAAAATTTACTAGAGGAATATCATCTGGGTGTAGAATAATTAAGAATACATCGGATTATAAAATTATTGAATTTATCTTTAAAATTACCAAGTATCCAAATAGATCAGAAGTTTATAATATATTCGATATATCTGGAGCAACATCCATAGGTCTTTCCTACTCAGCGGCGGGATTAAATAAGTATGGAACATATGACTTATACATAGATGGACAATTAAGAAGCAACCCATCTCTATACGAAATTTCTGTGGGAGAAATCTATCACATAATAGCCGTGCTTCCTTCAGCAAATAATAATAATATTCACTTAGGAAATAATAAGTCTTCTGCGAATATGATTAATGGATCTATAGGTAAAATTTGCATTTATGAAGAAATAAACATGGACTATGCGACATTTGCATCAGATAAGTACCAAGATCTAATAGGAAGGGTGTCTAGATCAATTTCTGGCGGGTCAGTTAATGTAAATGATGAGCCTGCAGGCACTCAAACATACTATAGAAATAGCGACTACTTTGAAATGATTGATCTTCCAAAGGTCAAATTTGTCACATCTTCGTGGGAAGAAATCGACCTAGCGAACTAATATGTCTCAATTATTGACGTATTTTGTTATTTAAGAGTAAAAAATGGTATCATATTAATATGAAAAGAACTAGAATTACAGAGGTTGAAGAAACTGATTATGGTCTATACTTATGGGAAATGCCAGACGGATCTTTAGTGGCAGATGACCAAAAAAACTTTTTAAACATCCCAGCAAAGAAGAACGATAGGGAAAAAATAAAGTTATTAGCAGACACAGTTAAGTCCTTTGGAATTCATGAGGGTCGCGCCGTATTTTGGGCAGGCCATAGAAGAGTAACAGATGAAGAATATGAATATCAAAAGCAGAGAATGGAATGGGGACTTATCCCAGACGAACTTGATTACGGCGCAGCGAGGGATGAATTAATGTCCGTGCAAAAGAGGCTAAAATGACAGAATATGTAGAAGACTCATCTTCTGAAGTTCACGTTGTATCATCTAATGATTTTTTCCATTACTCATCAGACTCTTACTCAGACCCGTTCCTTGAGAGCATTGAAGTAATAAATAAATATGATGGACTGTCACCTTCTTTCAAGAGAAAGAATACTAGGCAGTTGCAAAAATATCATCAAGGAGTTTCTGGAACTAGATCTAAGAAGATTGAAGATCCAGATGTAACTGGGTATGCCATGTTTGAGGTTGTAGAGCCTCCTTATAATATGGACTACCTTGCAAAAGTTTATGAAGTATCATCACCCCACCATGCCGCAGTCGATGCTAAAGTATCTAACACCGTAGGTCTTGGCTATGACTTTATTGAAACCTCTGACACAAAAGAAAAGTTAGAGGAAATTGATGATCAAGATACAAATAAACTTAATTTTTTGAGAAGAAAAATTTCTAGATCAAAAACTAGAATGTACGAAGTCCTTGACTCTCTTAATGAAGATGAGAGTTTTACAGAAACTATGAAAAAGGTTAATGTTGACTATGAAGCAACAGGAAATGCATACCTAGAAATAGGAAGAAAAGTAGATGGAACTATAGGATATTTAGGACAAATTCCATCATCAAACATGAGAGTTCGTAGAAATAGGGACGGATTTATTCAAATAGTCAACAATAAAATCGTATTCTTTAGAAACTATGGAGATACAGAAACTCCAGACCCAGTAGGAAATGACCCAAGACCAAACGAGGTCATACACTTCAAGAAGTACACTCCTACAAACAACTACTATGGAGTCCCAGACATTATTCCAGCCCTATCAGCATTGGCTGGCGATGAATTTGCCTCTAAGTTTAATCTTGATTACTTTGAGAACAAGGCTGTTCCTAGATATATCGTTGTAGTAAAGGGAGCAAAACTTTCTGATGATTCACAAAGAAAACTTCTGGAGTTTTTCCAAACAGGATTAAAGGGCAAAAATCATAGATCTCTATATATTCCTCTCCCAGCAGATGATGGTCAGTCCAAGGTAGAGTTTAAGATGGAGCCAGTAGAGGCTGGCATACAAGATTCATCATTTAGAAACTACCGCCTTGAAAACCGTGATGAAATTCTTATGGCCCATAGGGTTCCAGTAACTAAGGTTTCTATGGGTCAAGGAGTTTCCTTGGCTGCTGCTAGGGATGCAGATAAGAACTTTAAAGAACAGGTAACTAGACCAACACAAGATTACTTCCAAAAGAAGATTAACAAAATTGTTAAAGAGTTTACTGACATGTTCATTCTAAAGTTCAATGAACTTACTCTTACAGATGAAGATACTCAGTCAAAGATCGATGAAAGATATCTTAGAATGCAAGTTATCGTTCCTAATGAAGTAAGATCTCGTAAGGGTATGCCAGCATTAGATGGAGGGGACACTCCAATTGTTCTTAATGCTCAGGCTAGGGCAGAGCAAAACGCACAAACTACAAGAAATAGATCCAGGGACCAAGAAAGACAAAATAACTCACCAGATTCTAGTGGAGAGGCAAGAAATCCACAGGGCGACGGTAGAGTTGTGCAATAACTGTGGAAATTTTTTTGTATTATTTTAAATACTTGATAACATTTATTTGAGATGGAAATTAATAAATCTTATTGGCATAGTGACGGCGACAGGATCAGCCTGTCCGTTCCGTTTTTTAAGGTAGACGAAGAGCGTAGAATAGTCTCAGGATTTGCCACATTAGACAATATTGATAGACATAATGATATTGTTGATGCAGAAGCATCCATAAAGGCTTTCGAAACATTTCGCGGCAATTTAAGAGAAATGCATCAGCCAATTGCTGTCGGCAAGGTAACTAATTTCCGTGAAGAGCAATTCTACGACAAGTCAACTGGACAAACATATCGCGGAGTATTTGTAGATACATATGTCTCTAAGGGTGCCCAAGATACCTGGGAAAAGGTACTTGACGGCACTCTTTCTGGTTTTTCCATCGGAGGTAATATTACAAAGGTAGATAGCGTCCAAAAGGGGGACGACATGGTTCGTGTAATCAAAGAGTACGAACTTGTAGAACTTTCCTTAGTAGATAGCCCAGCAAATCAACTTGCTAATGTGTTTTCCATTCAAAAAGTAGATGATCGAATTGTAGCAACAGGAATTGCCACAGAGATTAAGATGGATAACATTTTCTGGTGCGAATCAGACCAAATAGCAGTAGCAAAAGATAATGATTCCTCAACATGTTTAGTTTGTAATTCAGAGATGACAAACATTGGTTGGGTAGAGTCCAATGACGTTTCAAAGAATGAAGAGATTGGCAAGGCTGTCGATAGACATATTAAGAAGGCTTCTCCTGGATCTGTAAAGGTCGGAGACTTCGTTTCTTGGAATTCAAGTGGCGGAACAGCAAGAGGAAAAATTGAAAGAATAGCAACTTCTGGATCTATCAATGTTCCTGACTCAGATTTCACCATAAATGCAGAAGAAGATGATCCTGCAGTACTTATTAGAGTTTACAGAGAATCATCTAATGGCTGGGAGCCTACTGATACTCGCGTAGGACACAAAATGAGTACTCTAAGAAAAATTGAAGACTTGCCTGAACCAACAGTAGCAAAGCAGGCAGAAGATGAAACCAATATTGAAGGAGGTGCAGTAGAAAATATGGAGATCGAAAAGAATGAAGACGTTGAAGCAGAAGAGAATGTAGAGAAGAACAGAATCATTGGTGGAGGACTAGATGCATCTACAGAAGTTGCAGAAGAAGGCGTATCCAATGAAGAGTCTGCAGAAGAAACTGAAGAAGTAGACGTTGAAAAGGCTTTGGAAGAAACTGAAATAGAGAAGGCTGCAGTCTCCGATGTTGAGGTTGAAGAACCCGACTTTGTGAAAATGTTGGACGACCTCAAGACTTTCTTCGGAGATAATTTAACAAAGAGCGCAGAAGAGACAAGAACTACAGTTGAAGAACTGAGTAAGACTATTGACGCTCGTATTACAGAATTGGCTGATAAGCACGATTCACTCAGCAAAGCAGTTGAGAATATCAAAAGCGCCATCGACACAATCGAAAAAAGAGTCGATCTGGTTGAGAATGAAACTGCTGTTAAGAAGTCCCGCGATCTGGAAGGGTCAAAGGAAGAAAAAACAATAAGAAAAGGTATTTGGTCCGGCTCTTTCCTCGGCGTTCGTGACCTATAAACAAAAATTCGAAAGGTAGGTGAAAAGCAAAATGAGCAATGA